AGAGAGTATGTGATTGCTTTGAGAGATTCTAACCTTTTCCACTACCCTGTAGATGCAGCGAACATGGAACTAGTAGTACCAGGAACAAACATCAAATTGATTGGTGTAAATGGTTTGAACGGAACTGACTACCTATTCGCTTGCTCAATGTCTAACCTTTACATCGGAACTGACCTTTTGAACGAGCAAGATCGTTTCGAATTATTCTACGCAAAAGAGGCAGATGAAATGAGATTTGTTGTAGAATTCAAATTCGGTGTTCAGGTAGCTTTTCCTGATCAAATAGTATTTTGGAAGAAGGCATCAGCCTAATTAAATTTGGGGAAGAGAGTGGCCTCTTCCCCTTCACTTTATAAATAAATAAAATATGCCTTGTGCCTTAACTCAGAATTACACACTAGACTGCAAAGACAGCGTAGGCGGTCTAGTAGCGGTGTACTTCGCACCTTATGAAGATTTGAATGTAGTGACCATAGCAGCAGGAGTAGTGACTACTTTGACTATGGATGCTACCAAAAGATTCTACAAGTATGATCTTGTGAAAGAATCTTCAAACTTCGCAGAGGCTGTGAATACGAATGTGCAGAATTGTACTATTTTCTACACTCAAACACTTGAAATTATCCTTAACAAATTACAGGTCAACACCCGCAATGAAATAGTTCTTTTGGGAAAAAACAGACTTGCAGTAATTGCTACAGATAATAACGGGGAGAATTGGTTCTTAGGTGTAGGTAATGGTTTGGATTTGACAGGTGGAGGAAGTGCTTCAGGTACTGCCTTCGGTGATAGATCAGGATACACTTTGACTTTTACAGGTAATGAAAAAGAACTCTGTCCAAAAGTGACAGCGGTGATTCCAATTACCTAAATATTTGGTTTGTTGTTTAGATGTGAAAGCACCCTCAAATTTGGGGGTGTTTTTTTTGTGTACATTCTAAAGGGTTTTTGTATTTAAAGGTATGGTGATAATTCAGAAGGGGGTGAATAGTGTGATCTACATAGCCCTATTTGACAAAAGAGAAACTAGCAGCAATTCCTACACCTTTCTATTTCAGAATGAAGTGACAAAGGAAGAAGTGACCTTAACCCTTACAGATGTGAGTGACTTTAAGCAGAGATCTTCAGAGTTCAATATCTTAGCAGCATCTTTCACTAATGGAACTGTTGGATTTTGGCGGTACTATGTAACTCAAGCGGGAAGCGGTGCTGAGATTATTGCTACAGGGAAAATGGAATTGACTGCACCTGATCTATCTACTACAGGAGTGGTGAGATACAATGGGTACAATGGTAATTATAAGACCTATACAACAGCATGATAAAATTATTTAAGTTTGATCAAGTGCCTCTGCCCGTTTACAAAGAAGTTAAGGGTAAGGACTACATCTACTACGGGGAAAAGAATGACTACCCGAACTACCTACTTCGGATCTATAACAATAGCGCAAAGAATAATGCTATCATAACGGGTAAGGTAGACTACATCTGTGGCAACGGGTGGACAGTAAAGGCAGAAGATGAAATGCAGAAGGCTAAGGCATTCGGCTTGATTGATCGGATCAACACCAAGCAGGAAAGCCTTAATGAATTGACAAAGAAGCTAGTGACTGATCTATCTATCTTTGGAGGCTACTACCTTCAGGTGATATGGACAAAGGGCACGGGTGAGATAGCAGAACTTTACCATGTAGACTACTACAAGGTAAGAACAAATGCAGACAATACTGAATTCTATGTGTCCGACAATTGGATCAAGAATGACAATGTCAACCCTAGACCTGATTTTGAGACCTACCCTGCCTTCGATCCTAACAATACTACAGGAACACAGATCCTATACTTCAAAGAATACAGAGCAGGAGCGAATACCTACAGCCTACCTGATTACAGAGGTGCTATTTCTTACATTGAACTAGACATCTCTATAGGTGAGTACCATTTGAACACCATAAACAACGGGATGTTCTCAAGTAAGCTAATCAACTTGAATGGTGGGAAGGTATCCCAAGAAGAAGAAGATAGAATTGAAAGACAATTCAAAGACAAATTCTCAGGATCTAAGAATGCAGGAAAATTCATGCTAGCATTCAATGACAGCAAAGAGAATGAACCTTCCATCATTGACCTATCAGGGACTGAACTTGATAAGCATTTTGATCTACTTAATAAGACAGTTCAGCAGGAGATCTTCACAGGTCACAAGGTGACTAGCCCTATGCTTTTTGGAGTTAAGACTGAAGGGCAGCTAGGAGGCAGATCAGAAATGAGAGAGGCTTCTGAGTTATTTCAGAACACCTATGTCAATTCAAAGCAGCAAGCCCTAGAGGAAGTCATCAACTATCTTTTGAAGTTCAATGATATCATAGCAGAACTTGAGATCAAGAAAACTGAACCTATTTCCTTCCAATTCACAGAGCAGATCATCAGTACTAACATGACTCAGGATGAGATCAGAGAGAAGCTAGGTCTATCACCTATTGAGAAGAAGGAAACAGCAGGAGCGCAGGACATTATCAACTCTTTGAATAGCCTTTCCCCATTAATTGCTACCAAGGTAGTGGAGTCTATGGATGTGAATGAATTGCGTAGCTTGATAGGTCTACCTGTACGGACTGAAATAGTCACCCCTACAGAAGTCATCACAGATCCTAATCAAGGATTCTCTGATCACCTATACCTTGAATGCAGTATCTCAGAACATGATGCAAATATCCTAGATAAGTTTGAAGGGAAGGGAGTATCAAAGCAAGGATTCAAAGTGATTGAAAGTTCAAAGATGCACTTCTCTAGCATGGATGATTTTGTTAAGCAGGATCTCTTTGCTGAGTATATGCTCAATGAAGTACAGAAGAAGATCATCACTCAGATCCAAAGGAATGAGAATATAACAATCCCACAGATAGCTAAGGTAGTAGGCATAGATGAAGCATCTGTGATCTCTAGAATCAATACCTTGATAGATGACCAAGTACTAGTAGAAAAGATCAACAGGGATGGCTTGATCACTAGATCCGTGACTAGATCAGGGGTAGCAGCTATCAAGAGACTTCAGCCCGTGACTTCCTTCAAGGTGCTTTATTCTTATGAGAAAAGAAAAGATGCTCCCGACTTACTTCCAGGATCTTCATCAAGACCTTTGTGTTCAGAATTAATAAAAAGAGATTTATTCTTCACACGGGAAGAAATTCAAAACCTGTCTAATCAGTTAGGCTATTCTGTTTTTCAATTGTGTGGAGGATGGTACACAAACCCTGACACAAAGAAAAGAACTCCATTCTGTAGACATGAGTGGAAAAGAAATGTAGTAGTAGAAAAGACATCAAGATGAGCGCAAATGTATTAATGATATCGGAGCAGTCCTTTAAAGACTTCACAGTAGCCTCCGCAAATATTGACCTAAAGAATGTGACTCAAGTCATCAAGATGACACAGGACAGGTATATACATCCTATCTGTGGGACTGCACTATATGATAAGATACTCACACTCATTTCAGCAGGAACTATAGGACAGGGTGGGAATGCAGTATATAAGACCTTCCTAGATAACTTCCTTACAGATACCCTATTCAACTATGTCCTAGGTGAATTGCCTATGGCTATGCAGTACAAATTTGTAAATAAGGGAGTAGTGAAACGCAAATCAGAGAACATCACAGAACCTACCTTTGCAGAACTTCAAAGTATTTCACAATACTACAAAGGATATGCTGAGTGGTATGCTGAACGGGCTATCAATTACTTATGTGCGAACTCTACCCTGTACCCTGAGTACTTGAACCCAGGATCTGATGTGACTACTATTCAGCCTGTATCTAATCAGTACAAGGTGGCAATCAATCTAGGCAGGGGAGACTATGAAGATCACAGGCCATATAGCGAAAGATACCAAGGGAACAGATATAAAAAACCTTTCTAATCATGGCCTATTCCAAGAACGAAAAAAAACTCAAGGAATATTTATCCAAACAAGATGACTCTAGTAGACCTAGTAAAAAAACTCAAGGCAATACAGGAAGCGCACCCAATGATTCGAACATTCGGAGAGGGTGACATCTACGATTATGTAGATAATGGTGGAGAGATTGAGTACCCTGTTCTGTGGACTGTGGTGAGACCTTCCGTGTATAACGGCACTACCCTCCGCTATGATCTAGTACTTCTATTTGCGGATCTCTTGACTGAAGATAAAAGCAATAGACTTCAGATCCAATCTGATCAGCTACTTGTGGCCTTAGATGTACTAGCAAAATTGAAACTAGATAATTCGTACACCTTTAATACTGCACCTAATGCTGCTATTGAATTCTTTCAGGAACGCTTTGATGATTTTACAGCAGGAGTATCTATTGCTATACAGGTTACTGCTCCTATGCCTTTGAACCTTTGTGTCATTCCAACTATAGCCTAAAATGAATATATTGAAAAGTGATGAACTAGGAGTTCCTTCTACATTGATAGCCATATTTGCAAATGTATCCCAAGTGATTGGGCTTAGTTTTGTGAATATGTTTTTCACATGGATCATCTCGATCTTATCAATCATCTATTTGATCTACAAAATCAAAAACGAGAAAGGTAAATTTGACGCAAAGAAGAATGAAGAAGGGAAGTAGTGTACAGATAAAAATCACCTTTGGAAAAAGGAGAAACGGGAAGGCAAAGAAAGCCTATTCCAAAAGTTTAAACAAGCCTAAAAAATACAGGGGACAAGGTAGATGAAAAAGTTTTTCGATTGGGCAAAAGGATTCCTATCTGAAGGTGGAGAAGCATCTAGCAAAAGACTAGTAGGTGTATTGAGTGGAATCACTCTATGCTCTGCCTTATTTTTAAACCAAAACGAAGCACTAGTATATTCAGTAGCTGCCCTGTCTGCTGCTGCTTTGGGGATCACGGCTGCTGAAAAAATATTCAAAAAACCAAATAACAATAAAAATGAAGATCAGTCCACATCTTAATTTAGCTGAGATCACTAGAAGTGATACAGCCAAAAGACACGGAATAGACAACACCCCAACGGCAGAGCATCTTGAGAACTTCAAGCTACTTGCAGATAAAGTCTTTGAACCTATTCGGGAACACTTCGGAGTTCCTATTTTTATTTCAAGCGGATACAGATCCAAGGCTTTAAACGCTTTTATAAAAGGTAGCGCATCATCTCAGCATTGCAAAGGTCAAGCCATTGACATTGACATGGATGGAGGGAATGGTGAAGTCACAAACAGAATGGTATTTGATTTCATCAAAAACAAGCTAGACTTTGATCAGTTGATTTGGGAGTTTGGAACAGACTTCAATCCTGATTGGGTTCATGTGTCTTTTGTAAAATCAGGAAACAGAAAGCAGAAACTCAAGGCTGTTAGGTCGGGAGGAAAAACCACCTATCTACCCATCTAATGGAACTAACCAAAATTGCAAGGAATGTGCATAGCCTATCCCTTAGCAAAGAGGAAAACAGAGTAGCCCTTTTGTCTGACATTCATTGGGATAATCCTAAATGTGACAGGGAAATGCTCAAGAGACACCTAGACTATTGCCTTGATAATCAGATACCTATCTTCATCAATGGGGATTTCTTCTGCTGTATGCAGGGCAGGATGGATCGTAGAAGCAACAAATCAGACATCAGGCCTGAACACAACAATGCAAAGTATTTGGATAGCATAGTAGAAACGGCAGTAGAATGGTGGTCACCCTATGCGCACCTTTTGACTGTGATCGGGTACGGCAATCATGAGACATCTATCATCAAGTACTCAGAGACTGATATACTTCAGAGATTTGTAGACCTGTTCAACTACAAAAATAAAAGCCAAGTTTACACGGGTGGATATGGGGGATGGATGGTTCTGAAATATCTTGTCAGACATAGTACTGCAATGACAAAAAACCTAAAATATTTTCATGGATCAGGAGGGGGTGGGATAGTGACTAAAGGTGCTATCAATTTGACTAGGGCTTTAGAGACCTATGAAAACATGGACATCTTTGTGATGGGTCACATCCATGAGAATGCAAGTAGGAATGATGTAAGGGATACCCTTCAATATAACCAGGGGAAGAGGGTCTACGAATTACAGCAGAAGCAAATTCACCTAGCTATTACAGGATCATACAAAGAAGAATACGGAGATGGATCTCATGGATGGCACATTGAAAGAGGCGCACCTGTGAAACCTGTAGGAGGAAGGATTCTAGTGTTAAATGGTAGAAGACTTGTGAAGGATGGAACTGAAAATTATGATTTGTTAATCGACTCAAATAAATTCCCACTATGAAAGCAGTACTAGAATTTGATTTGCCTGAAGATAATACAGATTTTCAAGCAGCCATAAATGGCCACAATTATAAAAGTGCTATATGGGACTTTGATCAATTGCTTAGATCAGAGATGAAGTACAAAGAACTAAGTGATGACACATACAAGGCTTATGAATATTGCAGGAAGGAATTAAGAAAAATACTAGAACAGGATAATTTATTTATAGAGCAATGAATTTCAATACAGACAACCAAAAAATTCAGATAGCAATTTTAGCTTTTATTGCAGGAGTGATCTTAGCTTTTGTTGTATTCCCTAGACCTGAAATAGAGACTGTCTACAAGTTTGAAACGAAGGTAGAAAGTGACACAATTTACACTCGTGTAGTGGACACAGTTTATGTGCCAAAAATGAGTATAAAATCACAGATTATTAGGGATACAGTGCTTATAAATTATAAGCCTCAGATAAGCCTGTTTAAAGCTTCCATTCCTTCAGAGTATGGAAGTACCCACCTAAGCGGTGAAGTCTTGGGAGAGGTGCTTAAAATGACTGCTACAAACGATTTCAAGATCCCTGTGGTAACCAACACGATCACGGAAACAAAAACGGAAACAATAATTAAGAAGAGCAAAGGAATATATCTAGGCGCATCGGTTAATTCTGTGTTACAACCGGGCGCAAAAGTTTCCTACCTAGATAACAAATACCTTTTTAGTTATCAATTCCA